CCCCCTTCGATGAGTTAAACTCAAGCGACGAAGAGAACGCTGATTTGGACGCCAATGAAGCGCTCGCTCCTGAGCAACCAGTTGAGCCCATCAACCCGTTCCTAGTTCCTGAAAACGATTGGGAATCTGAGTCGGACGCCGACGAGGAGACCCCGTTGTTGAACGGAGATGGACCGGTAGAATCTACGACGGGACGAGTTTCCGTCGAGGTTCGAACAGTTCAGGCTCGGAGATTGATCGAGATCGAACTCCCGCTTGGACTGACGGATTTGGCCATGGGAAAAATTTATGACGTGAAAGGCTATGTTCGTCAGGAATCTGACGGACTGACAGTCTTCTTGTCTGGTGACCGCGATTACGCAAGATCACAAGAATGGCAATCAGAGAACTCGTGTAACTGCGAGATGACCAATGATTTTGTTCATCCGCCCGATTGCTCCATTCGTTCGCTGAAAGAATGGAAAAAGCTTTCGGATGACAGTTTTCACAGTATGGTTAGCCAGACCTGGGAAGAATATCTCCCGGTAGTTGCGAACACCATTCGGTTCATAGAGCGCGGACCAACTAACACGTCTAACGAACTGCGGCTGTACTTGTGGCGAACACCGTACATTGCCGCTTTAATGGAATTCGGACCTAACTCCATCACTCCAGAGTTGCGTAACCACGCGACCTTCGTTTACGATTGGATGAAAGGCGAGGCTCCGTCTTTTGACGGACAAGCTGACGACCAAGGAATTTTGGAAAAGATCCGAACGTTGATCCGCAGTGTGGCGAATTGTACTCCGGTCGAGGCCGTTTGTACTTTTGTCACTAAAGCAGCTGATATGCTGCGCGGACTATTCCTGTCTGTAATTAGCAAGTTTACTGACGTTGTCGACAAAGCTTGCGAGCAGATGACTGATTGGATCAAGAAACCGGTAGTCGAAATCATCGAATTGCTCAGCCGATCAGTCTCTAGAGATCTGTCTGCTCAAATGGCTCCATATTTAGAGAGATTATTGTCCTTGCTTTCTTTTTTAGTAGCTGGAATTCTCTGTGCTCTGGGCCTGTTATCTACTTATCTAGTGTATTCATTTGTAACTTCATTTGCCAATCGAAATCAGTTAGTAGGCCAGAGTTATTCAGAAAATACCCAATATGGACCATTGCTGGCCGCCGTTATGGGATCAGTGTTACAATTGACCCCCTTGAAAGAACGCAGCTTGGTCGGCTTCTGTACATTATTGTCCAAATATGCCGCCGGAGCAACGATTATTACCGGCGGGTTGTATTCATTATTCTTTATGTTACCCAGTTTATTGCAGAAAGCATTGATATTGAAATTTGCTCCTGACAAACTTCAACTGGAGAACGAAGTTGGAGAATGGGTGCTTCTCGCAGAAGCGTTAATTCGGCTACAAGGCAGTACGACCGTGATGTCCAGTCCGGAATATTCAGATGCTTTGGATGAAGTCCGAGGCAACGGTCTACTGTTGATGCATAAGACCAAGAGCAAACCAAACGATACTCGATTATGGGGTCTGGTTTCGCATCATTATTATAAATTAGTAACAATTTCTGATATGTTGAAAAAGATGCGAGAAAACAACCGGCCCCGACAACAACCGTATTCCCTGCACATCTGGGGTGCTCCCGGTGTTGGAAAAAGCTGCATTTTAAACAGCATTATCCGGGACGCCTTTGGCATTCCCATTGACCAGGTGTTCACCGTAGCTCCTGGGTCGAAGTATTGGGACGGATTTGGAGACCAGAAAGTGATCGTATTCGATGAATTTTTGTCGGCTGTTGATGCTCAGACTGCGCTAGAAACCGGGAATGTTTATCTATCCCTGATCTCGTCTCTGAGATTTTGTCCGCCTCTGGCGAGTGTGGACGATTTATCAGTTGGCCTGAAAGGAACAGTGGCTAGACCAAAAGTGGTCATCACCTTGAACAATAAAGAGTTCACTGCGGTTCCTGGAATAGATCCAGTTGCTTTAGCCAGACGACGAGAATTGGTGATGCAAGTTCATCCGTCTAAGACCGCTCCTGTTACCAACAGTGGAGCTATCGATATGAATAAATTGACAGCTGAACAAATGGAACAAAAGAGCTTTGTCTCGTTTACTTTCACTGGACCAACCCGAACATTGGAAGTTGCTCGACAGAAAGAAGTCTGGTCACAACCGAATAGAGCTCCGGATATTTACGGAGTTGATTTGAGACAGACAGTTCCAAAAAGTTACCCGATTGCTATCGAGATGATTCGGGCTAACTACAAGCGATTTTTGGATACTCAAAAGCTGTTGGAAGAGAACTTCGATAACAACTTGGTGGCTCCAGATCCTCAGGCAGCGATTACAGAAAGCTTACAAGATCTGATTGGCTTGCCGAAAGAAACACCGACTGTACGCGAGGCGTTTAGTAGTACCATTGTGGACCCAATCATTCGTTGGGGCAGTGGACGAATATTCTCTTCGCAAGGGCAGCAATATTATGATGCTCCAGATTGTACTGAAGAACAGTGGGATCATGAACTCGAAAGAATGGACCGAGAGTGCATGATTCATTTCGTTCAACAAAATCCGGACACTGAGGAAGCCAAACTTCTCTGGGATGCTTTTCCAGAGTGGTTTCAGAATTTCCGGCCTTTAATGCCTTATTGGCTGGGTGGCATCGCTGCTGGTGTCGCATTGGTGGCCATTGGTTCATTTCTGAGGCGCTGCTTCGTGAATGACAAGGAAGCTATTCCAACATTTAGAGGACAATCGGATCCCCGAGCAAGAGGTCGTCGCAACGATCCGTTCAGAGACGATACCGTTTGGCGCCCTGGAAAGAGGAAGGCTGAACGACGACACAATCACGATCCTCGAGATTATGACACGATCATTCACAGAGGTGGTGGAGTTAGCCATGCCACGATAGATCAAGGAGTCGAAGATTTTCTGGATGCAATGTGGTCTCAAGCTGAAGTGCCATCGTTGACTCTCCACTTCCCGACCTGTATAGTTCGGGGCCTCGGTGTCAAAGACAACTGGGGCCTGTTCAACTATCACGGCTTTACTGACCGAAACGGTGAGTTTGCCGAAGGAACTGAATACCAACTAGAATATGCTGGTCGGAGGTACACCGGGAAATTTGATCCAGCGAATCTCTTCCGAGATGAGCAGGGCATTCATGATGTGTCATTTTATCGATTTGACATCAATAATTTGCCGACATTCCCTGCATTGTGGAAACGATTCTTGACCGAAGCTCAGGCAAGCGAACGGGATCGCTATGATATAATGATCGAAGCCAGCGAAGGAACCCAAAGTTCCAAGGCTATTGTGGTCCGAGACGGAACTCGGTACCGCGTTAGTTTCGGGTACCAGAATGTGAAATTCGCTGCCCACTACCGAGCCCTTACCGTTTTTGGGGATTGTGGATCACCTGTATATATCCTAGATAGACAATACACTGGCAAAATCCTGGGTATTCATGTTGCCGGAACTGGTAACCAGAATGACCCAGTCGGAATTTGTAATATAGTGACCCAGGAGATGATTCAGAATGCGACTTCACTTCCGGAACCGAATATGGAACAGAAGGAATTTTACGCTCAACAGCCGATCAATAATGATAATATGGCTGATCAGTGGATGAATCCAGAGGAAGAAACCGACGAACTAGAACCAATGGTTCACGAGCCAGTCGAACACTGCCATGAAATGGATACCAGCATTGATTATCTGGATTATATCCGGAAAATGCCGAATATCAAGCGAGCTGAAAATGCGAAGCCAGATGAAATTTTCTTGCAACCTGGTGGTACCAGATTGGAAACATCAGAGTTTGGGGAAATGTATCCAGATTGGAAAGGCGTTAAAAGACCAGCTCATCTGCATGTTACCGATACGGTAAATCCCATCAGAGTTGGAGTCAAAAATGTCGGAATGATTGAACATCCACCAGCTGATCAAGCATTAGTAGACAAGGTTTACGAGGATATGTATAGATCTCTGAAAGACAAATTGACCTGGCCAGTCGGTCGACGACAGCTAACTTTTGAGGAAGCAGTCTTCGGAATCCCTGGTGTTTTCGCCGGAATGAATCTAGCGACTTCGCCTGGGTATCCGTTAAAGCGACAGACGACTGAACCTGGAAAGCGAGATTTCATTAAGATCATGGCAGATGAAACTCGTTGGACTGCTCCAATATTGAAACCAGCTGTGGAAGCCTATTTGGCTCGTATGGATTCAGGTGAACTACCGGAAAATATCTGGTTAGGATATTTGAAAGACGAACTAGTATCGCCACAGAAGCGAGCTGAAGGCCGAACTCGTATCATTTTCTGCGGGAATATGATCGCTACGATAGCCAATCGAATGCGGTACGGAGCATTGTTAATTGCGATTAATAATGCCTGGCCTGGCACCAGTTTTTCAATCGGTGCTAATCAATATTCATTCGATTTTGATGTGTTCTACCAGTATCTGACCGAACACGGTGGCAAAAAGTTCGTGGCTGGTGATTACAAAATGTTCGACCAGCGATTCCATCCACTATTCCATCGGAAATCATACGAACTTTGTCTGCGACTTCTGGGAGATGTTGGAAATTCTCCAGAGGCGGATCGCGCTTTTATTGCCGGAGAGATCGAAAGTCCATTCGTAATTGGTGGCTATAAGATCTGGCCTAAACATTACCACATGAGTGGATGTTTATTTACATCGATCGTCAATTCGATCCAAAATGAAGCTTATCTCCGGTACGCCTTCACCAGACTGAATCCCCGGAAAATTTTCGAAGATTATATTAGGTGTAAAGTGATGGGCGATGACCATGTTTTGTGTGTTCGAGAAGGATGTGACTTTTCTGGCAGAGATTTGAAGAAAGCCCTAGTTGAATTGGGGCAAGAATACACCTCTGATGATAAAGACAATCCGGATCCAGGCACTTACCGACCGTTTGAAGAGATCACCTATTTGGGTGCCTATCCAGTTCGGCTAGAGAACAAATGGGTCGGAGCTCTAAAGAAGTCCGTTATTAAGCAATCAATCTGCTGGACTCGGAATAAGAATGCTACTTTGGATAGCGAACTTCGAGCTATGCTCGAAATTTCAGCTCTTAACGGCAGTGACTTTTTCCACGAAGTCAAAGGTGCGATTGAAAACTACTATCGGACCAAAATGGGCTTCACTCCGCAAACAATGGCTCTTCCGGAATTTGAAGAGTGTATTTACAAAGTGCCCCGCAGAGTTGCTGGGTCCGATGAAAATTTTTATAGATTTATCGGACAGACCAACGTTGAAATCGTTGGCCAGGGTTTGGTGCAGAGCACGAACAACACCTATAATGTCGGTGATGTTGCCGGGAATGTTCCGATCGAAACGAAAGGAGGCGATGCCACCCAAAGTAACGACCTGAAAGCTGATGTTTCAGTGATTCCAATGGACAAACCACCGATCGTCGGTGGAGCTGTGCCGGTCGCATTGATGTACCCTAGTTTAGCGAAAACTGCTGGGGTTGAAATGGTCAATGCTTTGCAGCTCAATCCAACTCAGTTATACCGGCGAGGAGATGAACATTTCTCAGCCGAAGAAGCCAGCATCGATTTTCTGCTTCAACAGAGAGTTCCAATAGCTCGCTTTGAATGGAATACGACTGATTCAGCGGGAAAACAACTGATGCGGATCAATTTGAATTCGCTATTATCAACTGTGGATCCTGCTGTGCCGAACACCATCAACCCGTCTGGGAATCCAGTAACCGCTATTTTGAATTTGTTTCAATTCTGGAAGGCAGATGTGGAATTGGAGTTAGTCGCTGTGCGAACTCATTTCCACTCTGGACGATTGCGAGTTGCCGTCGGGTACGGTACCGAGAGCGTTGCTGCTGGAGACGAATCCTTGTATTTCAACGAAGTGCTGGATTTTAATAACGAAACGTCGGTTGGGAAGGTTTTGATACCTTATAATGCTGCTACTACCGTCCTGCGAACCATTGATTATGATATCACCAACGCCACTGCATCTGCAGTTGTGTCAGATCCGATTCAGGACTATTCGATGGGCGACGTTTGTATTACTGTTGTAAATAAACTAGTAGCACCAGCCACTGTATTTTCACCAATCCAGGTAATCGTTTTCGCGCGCTTATTAAACGCTGAAGTCATGGTTCCTCGCGGCATGAGTCCATTCGAGGTGACAACAACGACCGCTTATGAAACGAGCGGCGACTTGGCCCAAATTGTGGCCACTGGACAAGGCGACTCTGACCCTGTAGAATTGACCACTTCTGAAACTGGAAAACCTTTAGGCGACCATTTTATGGTTCGCGGTCTGACTGGATTCCATACGACGAACTTGAAAGAAGAAACCGGAACCCGGTGGGTATCCGGAAAAGCAGCAGATAGTCTGCAAGCTTCTAAAATGGACCTAACTTTCCCATTGGAAAGTAGAATTTGGCGACAAGATCTTACCTGGTCCATTAACGATTCTATTGGAACAGTCTTGGCCTTCTGGGACGTGCCAGCTGGAATTCTGGGCATGGGACCACAAAATAATATTCAAAATATGGCTTTTGATAATTTCGTCTACTGGCGCGGCAATGTTGAAATTACCGTGCAAGTGAACGGAAATCCATTTCAAGCCGGATTACTAGTAGTTTATTTTTATCCCTTAGCTGATAGCTTAGCAGTAGTCAATATGGATGTTGATTTCTCCACCTGCTGTCAGCACGTATTCATTCAGCCTAATGTGAGCACCACTGCTACTTTGACCATACCTTTCCGATATTTTCGAAATGTAATGAATACATTGGCCATGAAAGCAACCCAGCCAACTGATCAAGAAATCCTCGGCCACTTAGTTTTTAGAGTATTTTCGCCTCTATTTTCTACCGTTGCTAACGATTCAGTAACAGTTTCTATTTACTCGGCTTTTCCTGAATCTCAGTTTTATTTGCCGAAACCAACTGGATTGGAAGCCCAAGGCGATCCGCCTGTGATACCAGAGTCAAATGCGGACGCCGATACGAAAGACGCGCCAGTTGCTGAAGTGACCGAGACCAAAAAGGAATCGAAACCAGCTCCTTGCAGAGTGATCCCGGGGCGAACCTGGGAAAGTTCTGTTCGGACGATCAACGAATTGGCTCGGCGATATATTGGACTCGACCCTGTGCTGAATCGCGGAACATTTTACGGAGATAATTCCACATTGGACGATTCCTGGGGAATGATCGAGAATCATCCTTTGAGCATTTTTCGAATGTTCTATGCCGGATGGGCTGGCACTTTGAACTATCGAATTTATACCCTCGGACGAAATACGTCTTTGAGCAACAGAAACGGGGTCATTCCCTATGTTTTTTATTTACCAACTTCGGCGAAACACGCCATTTCAGACACTGCAGATATACCAGCTCATCTCATAAATACTGCTGATGGCTTTACGGCGAAGGCCATTGGATTTCCACTTGCAACTTTTCAATCGACGAAATTCAAATCCTATCGGCCGTTGGAACGGTTAATGCCGACCAATTACGACGAATATTGGACCACTGTGTCTGCTCCGTTTCAGACGCAGTTTAATTTTTGCTATACGTTGCCTATGGGCACTGCTCATCCCGGTACAGCTGCCGGAATGTTAGTGGTCACTGGGTACGAATCAGCTACAACTCGAAGTATCATTGCTATGCAATGTTTCGGAGATGATCTGCGGATGGGCATTTATCGACCACCGTCATCCGTAGTCTACAATCCACGCCAGTTGAGTGGCGGCGCAATAGGCGTCGTTGCTCGGGTAGGTGGATTTACCTGTACAATTTGAGTAGATTGGGGCGGGAGAGTTTTTACTCGAAGGATAACATCTAGAAAGTCCGAAAGTGTGAACTGTCTTGCG